TAATTGACCAGAAGAATTTTTACCTGTAAACAAGAACGCCATAGCGCCTTCAAATGTATCAAAGATATCTCTAGTTTCTTTATTTTCAATGCCGTTTAGGAATCTATCCCAGGCTGGTCTACCCTCACCAGACAATAAGTAAGCGACTGTGTCAGCCTCTTTTCCTGGAGCAGTTCTAGCAACAGCCTTTCCTAAATTACTAGCGCTAAGTATTCTGATTTCATTTGCTAATCCAAGATACCAGTTATTATCCTTAGGATAAACTAATTGATATCCACGCATTACAGAAACTTTGTTAACCTCTTGAGCAGCACCTTGTGACATATTTGACATAAAGTCTAGATAGTCATTTTTGTTAGCAACGGCTAAAGACTCGTAAGATAATTCATCGGCAGATTTAGCCAACTTCATCTCTTGACCTAATACATTGTGTCTGTAGTCATCAAATGAATTAAGAAGTTGTTTCCACTTTGGGCCACTGCTTCGTCCTTGCCACATAGCAATTGCAGCCAAAGGATTATTGTAGAAAGAAATATGACCATTGAGCATAATACGTATCTGCTCTTCGCCTATGTTTCTGATAACATATGCTGGTCTTGTTAATAAGACTTTCTTCCAAAAATTATTAGTAAATGTATCAACCGCATTTAGGGCACCACCTGCTAGTTTATTTCTATAAACCGCACCAAGTTTTCCAACCTTAGAAATTTCCCTAAGTAGTTCCTCTGGTGGTGGGAAATACAGCATAGAATTTAATCGCTCAGATTCTAGGTGTGGACCATTGAATCTTACCTTTTGCCCATTAACAAAAACAAAATCTAAATTAGCACCATTTCTGTGCATCTCTGCCCAGTACATAGCCTGTTCGTCAGCATTCTTTTTAAAGAAGGTTGTAAGATCTTTAAGTTTATCTGCACCAATTCCGGCCTTCTGAAAGGCAGCAGCATTTGCTTTAAATACCTCATCATAAACTTTAGTTGTTGCTTGGAATGCAGACACACTAGGGTCTATGTTAAAAGCAACTTCATCGACTAACTTTCTTACAGTAGTCTCATCTACTTTTAAGGCTCTAGCAAAGTTAACAACTACATCTACTAATGCATCTTTATCTTCGTAGTGTACTAATGTGCCACTTCTAGGAATATATGTTGTATAGTTTTTGCTTATACCGTTATATAGTTTTTCAGCATAAGGTAGTTTTTTAATTCCACTAGCAGCACGTCCAGCAACGAATTGTGCAGGTCTGGCTACAGGTCCCTTGACAATACCACTAAGCGCTCTAGATGTTACTGTCCCGGTTTCTAAAATATTTTGCGCTACAGTTCCACCAGCAATATATGGTGCTAGAACCTCTAAGACTTCATCTCTACTTTTAGCGCCAGCAAGTGCCTTAGCCTGTTCTATTGTAAATCCACCTCGACCATTACGTCTACTTAATTGCCAGATGTCAAAGTAGTCATCCATTTCTGCAATCTCATTTAATATTGGTCTAGCAGAAGCACCATTTAAAAACTTCTCAATTGCATCGTAATCTAACCCTTGCTTAAGGGCTTGAGACTCAGCATCTAATCTGACTTTTTTAGCGACAGCATCATTGTATGTTTTTTGAAATTTTAATAATTCGCTATCTGCAACTGGAACGCCAGCATTCACGGCCCGTTCAACTAGCCCTAGGTCTTCTAATGCTTTAACTGTATCATCGGCACTAGCAGCAATTTGAGATTCTAAAACTGTAAGTTTCTTTAAATCTTCAGCAGATGCTCTACCCTTTTGATAGGCTTCAGATTTTAATATAGCATTTTTGGCTTTAACAACTTTATTTACTTTAGTTAAAGGATCTGCATAGATCATAAAACCAATTTCACCAATTGCGTTTATAAGTCTAGCGTTACCACTTTCTAGGTTTCCGCCGGTCATAACATAAGAAATTGGATCAATTGCTGAGTAAGGTCTGTATAAAGGGTTTCCCTCTTTATCTACAACTTGATTACCTTCTCCATCCAATACTGCTATTTTACCTAATTTTAATTTTTCTTGACGAACCTTAAACCCGACGCCAGATTCCTCATTAACAAAGAAACCTGATCCTGTGTTTAGTTCTCCAGTGCTAACAAATTCTTTAATCATTTGCACAGCGTAGGTTTGATCTATACCTTCCCACACTGCATTTTCTTTTGGCCGAGCAAGTCCACCACTAGCAAGTTGTGCAACAGTATTGCTAATAGAGTTAAATAAAGATTCTACTGGGAAAAGAACACCAGCAGTTGCTACTCGGCTAACGCCTTTAACAGATCTCCAGATGTTATATGGGATTCCATACATCTTACTTTTGAATGTTTCTTCGGCAGCCTTTTGCTGTTCCTTTAATTGATCTAATTCTCTTTGCGCTTTTGTTTGTTTATCAATTTCAATAAAGGTATCAACTAATGCGCTTTGACCAATGGACCCGTTTTTATAAAGACTAGAAATAACTCCAGCGGAAGCAGTAGGATTTGAAGAAATACTTTTCCTCAGGTCAATTCCTTGCTGGCCACCAAGAACTTCTGCTTGTTGTTGGATGTCAATATAATCTAATTGTTGTTTTTCAAAAGTTTTATTTAAAGAACCTTCAACAATATAATTACCACTAGCATCCTTTTTAATTTTAGGATAATCCACTAGATCCTGCCTTCAGCGCTCAAATACTCCAACATACGCCGAACATCTTCATTACTTGGATCTTGAAGATATAATGCTTGAATTAATTTTGCTGAGTCATCATTTTGAACTTGAGGAACTGCTGCTGGCAATGCCAGGGCTTCAGATCCTGCACCAGGTCCCATATCTATACCAGTTGTAATTGGCACATCTGGTCTTTGTGTTGGTGCATCAATTGGTGTAACTTGTGGAAGTTGCGGTGCGGCAGCCATAGGTTGTACGGCAGCAACAGGATTACCAGCCATAGGTGCTGCAGTCTGTTGTTGCATCTGTGCTTGACCTTGTCCATAGGCTAAACCTGACATATAACGTGCTGGCTGTGTTCCAGACTGTCCTGCTCCACCAGTTGCTGATACATTTGCAGGATTGTTCTGTGGTGCAGTTGGACGGTAACCGCCTCTGTTCTCTGCCATAGTTCCTCCTACTTAATTTTTCTAGGTTGTTCTTTTGATATGTATGGGCCTGCTGTAAACGCTGTAAGTTTAGATGCAATCTCCATTGCTTGGTATGCATCTGCTCCAGCGTATAAAGCGCCTAGTGCGTAATTTGCACCTGAGCCTGCAGCATATACTCCATCTGCAGATTTGCTTATTGACAACTCTTGGTCAACATCAAATATTTCTCCACCTACAGCCATTATAAACTGGAAGCGAGATTCTTTTGTATCTTCATCAAAGTTATAACCATTCTCTATCATACACTTACGTAGAGAAGGCATAGCCTTTACAATCATAAAATGATATAAATCTTCTTTGTCTTGCTTAGTAGGAGTTGGTGGCTCCCAAATGTGTTGCGCTATATCACAGGCTAATGTTTCTCCAGATCCTGCAATTAAAAACATACCACTCTCTGAAATCTTTTTAACCTCAGGGTGAGAATATATTCTACCATCAGCATCAGTAGTCTGGCTATCAGCAACTATGAAGCAGCGATCTTTGTGTTCTAATCCAATAATTGTTGTCATTGTCCCCTACTTAATTATCGTCGTCGAATAGTTCTTACGCTTGCGTTTGCTTCTCCACCTGATGTTAGGCTAGATAAAAGACTTTGAATATCTGGTGCTTGTTCTGCCGGTGGCAACTCCGCCATACCTTGTTCTGGTGTAGGACCTCCTACTGGGGCAGCAGCGGGAGCAGGGGACGTTTGCTCAACCTGAGATTGTGCGCCAGCAGGAGGAACTTGTTGCGCTTGAGGCGCGAATATTTCTTCAATTGCATCCTCTATTGCTTGTCCCTTTTGTCGTGACTTAATAACGTCAGCGATTTTCTTAACAATATCTGAAGGATCTTGTCCAGCAGCAGCCATCTGCGGAATTGCTTGTGTGTAAGCCTGAAGTGAACCGATAAGAGCATTACGCATATCTTCAACTTCAATTTTCTCTTGCTCTTGTGTGACATTAACATTGAATGGTAACTCCCTCATTGCCATATCCTTGGAGATTAACTTGCCTCCAAGAGCCTGTAGCATAAAGATAAGACCTTGTGCTGGATTAAGACCAGCAAGCATACCATAACGAACATCAGCAGAATAATCTTTCTTGATGTCTTTGCTTGGTTTATACTCTAATGCATATGGAGAACCAGCATCTACGCCGCGAATTGTTTTAACTTCATCAAAAAACATCTCATCAACTTCAAAGCAAAGGCTAATAACATCACGAAGTGCTGTAGCAAAGATTGCTTGCGCTGATTTAACTTGGGTATCAAAAGCACCCATAAGAGCCTGCACGCCTTGACCAGTAACAATGGAAGCGTCGATGTTACCAGTACGTCCCTCTGGATAACGAGCACCGACGCGTAACTCTTGATTTAATAATTGTTGTTCAGTGAATGCACCTTGTGGTAGAGTAAGTTCTACGCGACGAACACCTGCTGGATTAGATGTACGGATAACCGCATCTCCACCAAGTTGCAACTCTTGTACATCTTGAGGAAGTACAATAGGAGCCTGTACAGATTTCTCTGCAGCCTCCATAGCCAACATAGCAAAACGGTTACGAAGTAATTGAATTCCTAATACATCATCAAATTGTCCACGCATCTCGCCGTCAACAGATGGGCGTTTTGCTACAACAACCATCATCTTACCAAGAGGATTCTTGGCTTGGGACAAAACTAAATTTTGTCTAGATGGTATGTATACAACAGATTGGTCTTTGTCATAGTAGCGGATAATTTCAACTAAGTTATTGATATCTTGTTTGAATCCAGATGGACCAAGTAGTTGGCTTTCGTACTCTGGGAACTGTGCTACTAACTCACCAAGTGTAAGTGTGTATCGCTTTGCAAATGCAATGCATCGTCCATAGCGATCAAATTCAGGATAAGCCATCCTTGGGTTTTCTAGGCGGATGCGAGGCAGTTTTGCTTCCTGATCCAATTCAATTACGAATGGCAGGAATCCATATGTTATATAGTGGTCCGCCCCCGTGTACATAGAAACTTGTAAGTCGGAATGATTAAAATAATTAGAAGCAATGCGAGTACGATTGTCAGCAAACCTACGAGCACGATCATTGATCTGATTAGCGGACGAGCAGTTAACCGCTGGAAGTGGCGCCATAACCTCAGAAAGATCCCTGGCAACGATATCAATAAAATTTGCCACGACATTTGTATCTACACCCTCTGGAAAAAAGTCAGGATAAACTTCAGAGATTTTACCTTGACGCACAGCAAGGACATCGCCTGCTCTAGCATCACGCTCAGAAGCACGGTACTTGAGTGACTCAACCCGTGCTGAAATTTGGTCTATTGATAAAGCCATTTATATCCTAACGATTATTTGCGTTTGTTTTTATTTGATTCTTCTATTTGACGCTTAATACTTTGTTTTACCGCTGGAACTTGCGTAAACGCACCAGTTGCTACAGCAGCGCCACCAAGTTTTGCAACGCCCTTTGCCTGAATTTTTGCTAAAGAAGGAGTGTTATAAATTGGGTTTACGCTTTTACCACCAACACCAGTGATGCCAC